AGTACTATTAAATTGTGCTGCTGATATTTTTAATGAATCATTATCTTTTTTACCGCTCCCTGTTATTTCTCCTCTAATAGTTACAAATCTATCTGAATATGCTGTATTCACAAATCCAAACGAATCTCCATTAGTTGATAGTGTTGCTTTATTAGATGAATTAGCATTAGCAGAAATTGCTAACATATTAGAAAGTTTACTACTAACTTCAGATTTTATTTCTAAAGATTTTGCTATAGAAAACTTACCAGACAAAGGAAGTTCTGTAGTATTACTTTTAGGAGTTACTTGCTCTTCACTAGATAGGGACGGTATAAACTGATCATCAACTATTTGAAATGTATTTGCAGCATCATTATAAGAAAGTCTAAATGCATTAAAGTTACCTAAAGATTTATTTACATCAGAAAGTATTTGTTCAATGTATGTTTTTAAGTATACACTATTAGTTCCATCTTTATAACTATATTGCTGTGCTAAGTTAACTAGGTAATCTATATTCAATAAAATATTCATTACTTTTCCTCTGTATATATTTCCTGATTCTTTTTGAGCCATTGAAGGAAATAAAAATGAGTTTAAAGCATTTGCAAAATCTGAATCTGTTTTTTCATCAAATTTTAATCTAGGAAGCGTTCCACTTAAAAAATCATCTGTTTTAGGATTAAATAAAGGAACAATTTCTTTACTGCCGCTTGTAGCTTGTATAGCTTTATTATCATTAGTTAGTATATCTTTATCAAATAGTTCTTTGTAATCTTCAAAACTACCTTCAAAAGGAATTAAACACGTCCAAGGATCTGTACTTAATTGTTTTGTATTTGTAAGACAAAAATTTAATTCCGGATTAAAATCAATATATACTAAAGGACTTTGAAATTTGCCAATTTCTTTACTATCATATATAGTACACGCGTGATTTAATATCATTAAAATTAAACCCAAAGGAATATAAACAGGATGGTTAGTAGATGTTCCTTTAATTATTTCTTGGTTTATTTGATATGGTATTACATAGGCCTTTAATAATTCTTCAAAATCAACGGGCTGTAAAAAACGTATATCTTCTTTATTTCCTAATAAATTAGTAGCAAACCCATATTTAGAATAAATTTGGAATCTTTCTAGGGGATCCATTTTTTTATCTGTGGCATAATCTGAGTCTTTTATTTTTGTACTTTTTTTATTTATTAACTCATTTATAAAAGAAGAAAATACTCCTGTTGAAAATATTTGATCTAAAAAAGTTTTATCTTTAGCAATCTCTAAAACGTATGTAGTTCTAGCTATTTCTAAATCAGGAGTTCCAGTTTTATTTATAGCTTTATTTAGTGCGTGTAATTGTATTGTTCTAAGCATTATTTCTAATGTAGACTGATAATTTAATGCTTGTTTTATTTGTACAGAAATTGCGTCTTGTTCATTTTTTTGTTCTTCTAAATCAGTAAAATTATTAACATTTTGAGATATTTGATCCCTATCTCTAAGAGTTTGTCCATATGCTGTTAATAATAAATTATTATCTTCTGTTTGTATATTTTGAAATAAACTACTATCATTAAAATCAATATTAATATCTATTTCTGTTTCTTGATTATTAGCATCTGTTGCTTTTAATTTAAATACTAAATTAAATGAATAGCTAAAATTAGGCCATGATTGTGTTTGTGAAAAATAATCTTTTCTAAAAGATAATCTACTATCTTGAAATACATCATTTTTAAATATTAATTCTATTATATCTTTTCTAGTTTTAGAATCTGATACAGTCCAAGGTATTCTTACTCTTATATAGTATTCTTTACCTAGTGCTTTTGAATTTTTATAATTTATTTGATATCTATATAATACTACATCTCCAGTTCCTTTTCCGTAAATACTCTCACCGCCAGCATTTTTATTTAATATCGGAGTTTCTTTATTAAAAATGTCTTGAAAAAAACCGAAAGTTGTATCTGGTCTATCATTTAGATTAGATAAAAAATATCTTTCTTTTAATTTAGATATATCTAAAGATATTCCAGAATAACTTTGTTTTTTATCTAAAATAAGATTTAGTCCACTAATATAATATCTACTACTTTGAGGTATAGCATAATCTAATCTGTAAAATTTTTTAGCGTCTAAAGTCTCATACTCAGTAGTACTATTTATTTTAAAATTAGTATCGTAAGGAAAAACAACTATATTATTTCCATCCTCAACTAATTTTTTTCTTAATTGAGTTTTTGCTCTTTCACTATCTACATTATTATTTGCAAATGCTATAGCTTTTAAAGAGCTTTCAGGTAAAGTAAAAAAATACTTAGCAGGAAAAACATTCGGGATTTCTAAACCTAAATCTGAAACTAAATTTGATAATATATCATTAGAAGGCGGGTCTGGTGCGAATGGATTTGTATCAACAGGTACTTGACTAGCTGCATTTGCTTTAGCAATTTCAATTAAAGTATTATTTAATTGAATTATTTCCTCCTCTAATAAATTAGGTAAAGTTCCTGAATTATTGATTTTAATAGCGTCACCCAATACTCCTAAAGCCATTAATCTCAATGTACAATCATAACCCCCATCTTGAGTATACGTAAAATTAAAATTTGTACAAATCCCTAGCATTGCATCATAGTTACCTTCTGTCTCTCTTGAATTTTTAGCTATTTTAATTTGAATGTCTTCTTTGTTTAAACCTTCTTCAAAAGGATCTATACTATATAATTCAGTAGAAATTATTTTATTTGGGTCTCTTTGATACGTGTTTTGGGGACTGGGATAATAAAAAGTATGTCCCCATTCAAGAAACATAGTAAATCCTAGTTTAAAATATAGAGCATCAATTATATCCAATTGATTTTTGTCCCAACATTTAAAATTAATTGTAGCTGCTCTTACAGAACCTAGTCTACCTTGGGTATCAATAGTAACATTAGTAATACCTGGCATTGGTTTGTAACCAAATTGTTGTACTTCACTCTTACCTAGCATTCCATAAGCTCCATCATAATCTAGACCTGATCTTAAACCATAAGAATTATTATTTAGATATTTTGATGTACCTCCAAATAAAACGTATTGTTTAGCAAGACTAGTTGGATTTGCTATATATGAACCAAATAATTGTACTGGTGATTCTATATTAGCACCTATTATATTTTTAAAATAATTTATATCTCTATAATTATTAATATTAACGGAAGAAACTAATCTTATCCAAGCACTTTTATTAGCTAGATATAAAATATTATCATTATCTCTAGAGTCTTGAGTATTTTTATTAGACCTAGTCTCTAATTGGTTTAATACCCAAGTAGGTAATTTAGTACCAATAATGTTAGATATCTTATTATCTAGTGGCATAACTATCTTATTGCGTTTATTTGTTTATATTCATTTATTATACCTGATACATCTATAGGAATTCTTAATTGGCTTCCTGGTTCTAGATATAAAGAATCTCCTGGTAAAGAATTTGCAGATGCTATTATCCACCAAAAACTTGTATCTCCATAAAAATCAAATGCTATTAGATCTAATCTATCACCTAACACTGTAATAACGTAACTATCATTATTAGATAGAGGTATATCTGGATAGATATTGTTAGAATAATATCTTTCTCCTGTATTATCTTTTGTTACTTGTATATTTTGGTATCTATAATTCATTCTATGAAGTTTGTTGATCAAATAATGATCTTATAGTAGTATCTTCGCGTTGAGTATTAATATTTCTTCTTACTGTATTTAATATATCAGGTGAAATAGTATTAGGTATGTTTCTTGATAGATTTTCAGCCTGCCTATTCTGTCTTTCTAATTGTCTTTCTTTTTTTGCTAAATTATTTTCATACGCGTTTGCATCTTCTACTATAGACTGTTCTATAAAGTTTTGAGAATTAGCTATTAGTGATGTATTATTTTGAGTAAATAATTCTTGATCGCTATTAACACTAGCTAATCTTCCGGAAAGATCAGTATTTCTAGTTATAGAAGATCTTCTAGGGAGTATATCCATAATAGGTTTAAATGATACTGATACATCCATTACTTGTGGTAGTTGAGCTATATCTCCTATTTGACTTTTTTCTAAATTAACTTCCCAAGGGTAGTTATTGTCAACAGTAATATTTACGTTTTCTAAAAATCCAGGAACTCTATAAAGATAATCTCCTATTGTAACTCTAACCACAGGAGCTCTCATTATACCTTGTTGAGGACTATAATCTGGATATACTTGACTTACTAAAGCATTTACTTTATTATATAGAGGTCTTATTTCGTCTCTTGAACCAGCAGCTACTCTAAATGAAAAACTTATACTTCTATCAAAACCTTGATATGTGTAAAAATTTTCACCTCTACCCATATATTTAAAAGCATTTAATGTTGCTGAATTATTATCAGTTATTCCAGCTATTAAAAACGCCCTAAAAAATATCGCTGTAGAATAATTAGGATCATCATTTGAAATTGCCTCAAATACAAATTTAATTATATCATCAGTACTTTCTGAATTAAATTCCCAAGGAGCTACATTATTCTTAAAAGCAAAAGGATATAATAAATTCATTTTATCTTTATAAGATCCTGCTGCAACATAAAATCTTTTATCTATTTGATTATTTCCCCATGGAACATAAGATCCGTCTAAAGCAAGACCTGTTTGATCTCTAAAGTCTTGTATTTTAGGTATAGCATTACCAAAGTTAGAATTTTGAGCTCTTAATTGATCATAGTTCATTGTTGAAAATGAACGTAGTTTAGTAGTATCTACAACTCTTTTTATAGTAGTTACACCTATACCATAAGTAGATCCAGGGCCTCCCCAATATTGGAATATAAAATTTTTATTTAGTGATATTCCTAAAGTATTTACTGTATTTATATTCCCTATTTCATTAGCATTTGCTATTTGTGCTATATTATTACTCATTTTGAGATTATTCAAAATAAGTAGTCTGTTATTTTCAGATTGATCGTTTATGTTTTGTGCATTAACTATATCGTAGTAATGTTTTTGAAAAGGATTAAAAGGCATTAAACCGTGTCTAATAGCATGTGCGCCTGTTCCAGAAGCCCCTACTTGTGCTAATGTGTTTAATCCTTTATTATAAATTCTAGTATTTTCTAAAAGTCCAGGAAGCGTTGCTGATTGACCGAAACCATACAATGTATTTCCTGTTTCTACTTTAGGATTTGATAATTGTAGGCCGATTTGTTTTTCTATAAAAGCTTTACCTCTAGGAGCATCTTCAAAGAACTTTCTAATTCTTGTTTTATCTATTTGAGTAGATAAAGTAAATGTTTGTGTTCCTATATTAAATTTAATATCTCCACCACGAATAGGATAATCTAAGTTACCAGTAGAACCTGGTCTAAAAATAGGATTAAATGTTCCTGTTGCATTAATTAGATCTGGTATAGCCGTTTGAATATAAGGTAGGCCTGATGAACCATATCCTGGTTGATCATTACCAAACCTTAAGGTCTTTAAATTAGTTTTTAGATCTATTAGTGGCATTTTATTAATTTATTATTTTCCTGTTTTACCATCAAGATTAGGAACTCTTTCTACTCTATATTCATTTTCTCTTTTACTATCCACAACATAGAAATTACCATTAATATAAATAGTTTCTTTTGTAGGTTTTGCCATACTCATATTATCTACTGGTGGTGCTGTAGTATTTGATGTAGAGTTTTTAACTTGAGAATTAGCGGCGTTTGGTCCTACTGAAACTGGTTCAAAATCAGATCCAACTGATCTTATTTGATCTGCTATATTTTTAGAACCAGATCTTAAACTTTTAATAAACGCATTATCTATTTGTCCTAATGCTATATAATCTAATGCATCAACTATTTGATATGCAGCCTCACCAATAAACTCTACAGCGTCGGCAAAAAACCCTTGTACTTTTTTTAATATTGCATTTACATATGTGGGATCAGATAACTTATTTACAAAAGCTTCTATTTTTTCAATAAGCTTAGTTTTTTCTACAAAGTCAACTATTGATTGTTTTATTTTATCTATAAAAGTAGCAATTTTTTCTTGTGTAGAAGCATTAACTAAATTTTGATATGCTTCTTCACCAATAGCAGCAGTTAATTCTTTTTGTGTTTGATATCTTTGTAAACCTAATTGAAGTTGTTTTCGTGCGTTATCAGTATCTTTAGCACCTAATAAAGAAAGAAGCTCTTGTCTTTTAAGCATTTCACCCATTTGATCACGACTCATACCAAATGCTGATGCTAAAGATTCTGCTTGTATACGATTAAGCTTTAAAAAGTCATTAGCAGATCCTACTTGTTTTGTTATTTCTGATGCTGCTGTTGCTAAATCATTATTTAAAAATGCTTCACGAGCTTTAGCTAGATTAATATCTTTACCTGTTAATAATTGTGCTTCAAACTCTTTTGATATAGAAGATTCAAAATCTAAAAATGAGTCTGCTATAGAGTCTAATTGTTTTAACTCCATACCCATAGCTTTAACAGTAACTAATGATTTAGTTAAGTTAGCTGGATATTTTGCAAATTGAAGACCTAAATAACCCCCTAGACTAGTAGCCTCTTTTAATATTTGTTTATTTTGAAGTTGAATTCCAGTAGCATCTTTTAATCCTTCAACTTGAGCTAAAACACTTTTAACTACATCTTTAGAACTTTGTCCTGTAATAGTAGACGCCTCAACTATTTCTTTTCTAGTATCTAATTCTAAGCCAGCAATGTCTTTCAACATTATATTAGTCTCAAGCTGTTCTGTAGTAAGTCTATTAACTACTCCTAATTCATTAGATAACTCTACTTGGGATAATAAAAGTTTTTTCGAATTAGTAAAAATATTACCTGAGTTAAAGGATATATTTTGAAACTCTCTATTTAAAGCTCTTGCTTCTGACGATGATAGATTTAAATCTCTACCTGCTTTTATTATTTTATCATCAACTCCAATTATTAGATCTAATACAGCAGAAAAACCGTCTATTAAACCGCCTATAAGTCCACCTACTAAAGGTATATTTCTAGCCAAACTTGATAAATTAGAAGTTAATCCTCTAACTATATTAGAAGAATCCTCTGTCATACCTGCTAAGAAATTTCCAGCTGAAGCAGCAGCGTCTCCAACTTTTGTAAGGCCTTTTTCAACAAGTTTATATGCCCCAACTACTGCACCAGTAAGTAAAATAGGATCTTTAAATGTTTCAGAAATAGCGTCTCCTATTGTTGAAGTTACAGCTTTAAATTTATTTCCAAAAGTAAGACTCTCATTTTCATCTTTGAGATCCCTAGCTTTTTCAACCATTTTTTCATACGCCTTAGTACCAAATCCTAATGTTTGAGATATTTTTCCTAAAGCCAATCCTGTAAATCCTACTTCTGATTTAATCTCTTTTTCTAATTCTAATTCCTCTTTTAAAAAATTTACATTTTCTGCAGCTACTTTATTTGATTGTAAAGCTGCGGCATAACGCATTTGATCTATATTAAAATCTTGTTCATTTTTTCTGATCTTAGTTTCTAAAATTCGTAATTCGGCACTTAAACTATCATATAATGCTGTATTTCCTTGCAACCTGGCTCTTCTTATCTCATCTTCTTTTGTTGCTCTAATACCTAAATTTTTTACATAATCTTCTGATTCTTGTTTTTGAAGATCAGACATAGATTGTTGAAGCCTATTTAATTTGATTTGAGTTAACGCTTCTTTTTCTTTACCTTTTTGAAACTCTTTTTGAATGTCTTTAGTATTAATAGACTCTTTATTAAGAGCTTTAACTTTTGCAATAGACGAGTCTCTTAAATCATTTATTTGAGATAAAAGATTTATAGATTTGTTTAATTCTTGATTAGAATTTCCTAAACCTTTTCTATAGTCTCTTATTGAAGATTCTAATTCTTTTCCTATATCTAATTGATCTTGTACCATTTATTAGTATTACCTACGAATAAATATTTACTTTTTGTTTTTTACTTTAGAAACAAATGTAGGTTCTTCTAATTTAGATTTTACAACATCCGGGATTTTGAATTTACTCATGTCAGTCTTGTTTGTAACTTGCTGACGATCTTGATTTCTGATCTCTTCTACTTTTTCTAGATAGTCGTTGATCTTTTTAAGATTAAAACGTCTTTTTGAAACGTCCATATTCCAAACCTCAGAATAGGTAAAGCCCCCACCTCCGTGATAGGTGAGCTCAAATACCTCTGTCATGAATGCGGACCTATAGTCCGCTCCCGGGAAAAAAAAATTCTGCGCTCATAGGCAGATCTACTTTTACAATCTCTCCATCAGATAGGGAGACATCTATTTTCATTATGACATCCGGAGTTATAGAAGCTATGTATTTTCGAAGTTCGATAGAATCCATGGCTAAAAGGTGTCCATCATCAATAAAATCTCTAACTGATTTAACTGAATAGTCTCCATTAATAGCTACAATCTGGTGCTTTAATCTAGTTGAAATACCTCCGGCTTCTAGACCTAGGTTCTTTTTAACACCTTTTATTTCATCATCTATTTTTTTATCGTCAACTACAGTTAGTAGTTTAAAGGTTACTGTATTTCCTGATTTAGGAAGTTTAAATTCAAACTCATTTTTATTACTAAATAAAGACCAATCTGGTTGTTTATACTCTAAATTTTGTAGGTCTGCAACTACTTTTTCTTCTTCACCCGTATTTGGGTTTTTATACATAAAAGAATAGTCTTTACCATAAGATAAGATTCTAGCCGCGATCAGTAAGCCATTCCTGTCACCCAAGGTTAGGTCTTCATAATTAATTGGTGATTTTATTAGACTCTTGAGCATCTTCTCAATGGCGAGGCCCTGGCGCAACAGGTTAACGTTTGTGAGGATGTCTTCCTCTTTAGCCGTCATATATTTCATCTCTACTTGGCCAGATGATAGCGCATTTTCTTTTGGGTATAAAAGACCTTTAGAAGGTAGGTCAATTAATTCTGTTGGTACTGTAAACTTTTGTTCAGACATAAAACGTATTTATTTATAAATATAAGAATAATTAATTTTATAAAATAAAAAAAGCCTCTAGTAATAGAGGCCTTTCTTTTAAGTATATAATTATTCTAGTAGTTAAGTACGCAATAATCCATTCCTATTGACAAAGTCAATTCAGTTGGATCAGATGTTGACCAGTCATAGTTTCCAAAAGTAGCTTCTTTAATGAAAGCACCTTTAATAATCCACTCACTTACAATATCACCTACTGGACCTAAGATAGACAAGTTAAGATCTTTCTTATAAAAGTCAGAATAACCATCACGACCAGTTACTGATTCATGGTGTAGACGTACCCACTCCATTACAGCTTGTTGGCCTGAAGGAGATACAGGGTTATAGAGTGCTAAGCTCATATCTCTCCATTCAGCTTTACCTTTTATCTTACGATAAACGTTGATATGGTCGAGTTTGATCTCATTTAAAGTTACACCTGGTGCGTCTGCCTTCTTAATCATATAAGAAGGAATACCATCAATGTACATCACAAATCTGTTTGATACTGTAGGTTCAAACGCGGTGAACATTATTTCATTAGGATCCAATACTGGCATTGTATGTTAAGTTTTATTCTACTTATAAATATTCGACAACGAATTTATTTATCTTCTTCTTTTTTCTTCTCTTCAAAAAAACGAGTATCTGTAGATCCAGAACCTGTTTTTTGATCAAGAGATTTTCTAGCTTCAGGATCTTGTTTAATTTTATCAGCAATCATTTTAGCAATGCCAGTAATTCCTCCAACAGTTGCAAGAAAACCAGCGTTATCTTTTGCAATATCTATTGCTGGACCTATGGATTTCATCACCATGTCTAATACTTCTGATTCTTCTACTTTTTCTTTTTCTTCTACTTTAGGAGCATTCTCCATTTCTTGAATCTTACTAGAAAGCTTTTTATGTGCAGCTTTAAGTTCTTCTAAAGAATGACCTTTCTTTTTATCATCTTTCATTTCTTCTACTTTTTTCATTCCGTCTTTAGGAAGTTTTTTTTCTTTCACAACTGTCCAGTCACCATAGGTTTTACCACCTTTTTTGGCTTCAGTCAATGTCAATTGCTTTTTTACACTCTCGTATAAGTTAGCAGGTACTTTAATTCTTAAAATTGTATTATCGTTCATCCTAAGTTTGTTTTATTTTATTGACCAAATGTTGTGCCAGTTGGAAGAATGTTGAAGTCAAGTTGTATGAATTCCGCAGTCTTTGTAGGCTGTAAGTATATTGTACCAACCAATTGGTTACGATCTACCACGTCTGGTGTGTTATTAGTCTCGTCCATTACTACTTGGAATGCATAAAGACCTTGTCTTTGTTGTACTGATTCTAAGTATGGATTAACTTGATTTAAGAATTTGTTTCTTGTTACCTGAGTATTTGGTTCGAATACGATGGTTTCACCGATTTGACCTATATAATCTTTAAGAGCAATCAACAATCTTCTTACATTTACTCTATCAAGAGCAGATGGTTTTTGTTGAAGAGTCTTTTGACCGTATATTACTGTGCCAACTCCAGGGAATGTAGCGATTGGGTTAACTTTACCTTGATAAAGTAAATTCCTATCGTTAACAGTTAATTTTCTTTCTGGTTGAAGTACTGTAGATAGAGCGCCTCTGTTAAGACC